ATGCAACAGGGGGGTACTGAAGGGGTCTATGCCCCTCCCCCCTCTTCAGATACAACACTATTTTCGACATCTTCTTCATAAATTACAAGTTTTTTATATAAACCTATAGGATTTAAATCACAAATCCTATCAATTGTATCCCCCAGCTCAATTAAGTAGTCTTCCTCAGACAATTCAGTTGATGTTTTAGCTAGGCGGGCTAAGTATTGTGATGTGAAGTATTGGTGATCCTCATCAAATCTCCGCCATTCATCCCATTGTTGTGATGGATTAAAAGGATTATCAATTGTGGTGAGGTAAATTGCTTTAATTTTATTCATAAAGCTTCTCCTTTCTCAAATTCTAAGTTTATTCTGATACTTTTAATCTTACCTAAGACTTCGTGTTTCTCCTAGAATGATGGTAGAAACAATGACGGGAGTAGTACGAAGTTTCTTATACATGTTACACAATTAAACATTGTTATTAAAAGATTGTATCATTAATTTTTTTTAAAACGATGGCCGGTCTCATAACTTTTAGGAGGAGGAAGTCACTTTAGTATCTGAAACCATACTTAATAGGAATTAAAGGGTAGTACACTACACTTACAATTGAGACCGGCCATCAAGCCAATAGGTTATTAGTGGTTGGTTTCTATAACTAGGGGGGCTTTTCTAACTTAAAGCCAATAGCCCTTTAGAACCCAATAAAGAAGCGGGGGGGTAATTTAATTCTCATTCAATGCGTCTAATAATCCGCTTGTTGATACTCCAAGAGATGCTGCAACTTCTGCCTGTGTGTAACCTCTACTTAACATTGCCCGAGCCTTATTTAGTTTGGTGGGGGAGAATGTGGAAGATGTTCTTGGTGTTGCATATTGTTTAACTTGATCAAGGGGTGTATTATTTAAAATCTGCATCAAGAAATTATGACTGATTGCACCAGCTTGTATAGCTTCCCATTCCTTTGGTGAGATATCAATGGCTGTCTTTTTCGCATATTTTCTATATCTAGCCTCGGCAAGGGCTCGTGTTTTTACTTTCTTTAACTGATCCTTTGTCATATCTGGATTCTGTGTTTGCTTAGTTCGAATAACGTGATTCGCTAAAAGTTGTGCCTGTCGTTCCCTTGGTTTATTTCCTATTGCAATACTTAATTTAGCTTTTAGGGATTCGACTTGTGCGGCATAAGTTTTTTTAGCAGATGGAGAATATTCTAAACGGGGGGTGTTAACAAACTGAAGTCGTGCTTTATCACCCATATTTTTCATACCATTCGCATATTCAGCATAAATATCTTCCATTCGGGTTCCGGAACTAAGTTTACGAGCATCATCCGCTTCATACATTTTTGTAGATTTTGTTTTCTTAACAACGAGTTTTCCTGTTTTTGGATCAACATATGATTCTGGAGTGATTTTAAATATCTTTTTTCCAGTTTTTGGGTCAATAGAATATTCTGAACCTCGTTTATCAACTCGAATTTCGGATGAAGCACGAGATATAATAGTTGAGGCTCCTTTTCTAGATCCACCTTGATATATCTCTTTTAAATCAGAAATATTGTTATCAATATATGACTGTTTGTAATTTAATCCGTGTTTTTCAGCATCAATAATAACCATTGAATGACGAACCGCCCTTGCAATTTCATCTTGAGAAGCCCCTTTAATGGTCATATCAGTGATTAAATTTGATATTTTTCCCATCTCAGTTTGTTTGCTTGTTTCTGAAAGGCGTTTCATTCCAGGATATTCAGGATATGCCAGTTTTGGATCAAAATCCGCAAGTCCTTTAATTGATGGTGATGTTTTAACTTGACCCTTCCCATTCGGAATAACAAGAACTGTATCTCCATCAAAGTCAGCCCCAGACAACTTCTTTGCTACACTTGGATGAATTACAACTGCATCCATAGCATTTCCAAATATCGACTTCATTCCAGCATCATTATTATTAACGGTTAATTGTGGAATTTCAAAGGTTCCACCATGTGGATGACGAATAAGAACCACCCGTTCACCATTAACATAATTAGGTGCATATATTTCACTTGCTTTAATATCGTTTGATGGAAGAATTACATAATTTCCTTGTCGTGGAAGAGCGGCAGCTTTAAGATCAACCGCAGCCGAATCACATTCATCCGCAAAAGTTTGTAACATTTTTTGTCGAACGGTCGGATTTGTTAAGACTAAAATTTCATCAAATTCTTCTTGTTTTTGCTTTAAAGCTAAATCAAGTTGTTGTTTTGCTAATGATGGGCGTTGTTTTGATAACATTTGAGATGAAAGGGTTTTTGACCAGGTAGTCCAATCACCTTCTTCATTCACAATATTTATTGGAGAAAGCCTTTCAGTCCCATCAGTATCAATGTATGTCTTTTGTCTAAATATAGACCCAAATGGATTATCGGGATCATCTTTAATAGGTTTCATTGCACCCATTTTTCCAACATCTTGGCTCTTGTTAGTATTAAATATGACATCAACACCATCAGGCATGTCATCGGAATATATAGCCATTCCTTTTAAGAAATGGGTACCATCAACTCCGATGCGAACTTGTGCATAACTTGCTTCACCTAATGAAAGATCTGATTTTCCGCGTCGAAGTTCTATAACCCCATCTTTTGCTTCGCCACCATCTTCTCGATAGCGAATACTAATACGATCTGAGGATATAGGAACTGGATTCTTTAAACTTTCCCAGGTTCGGCCGCCATCACGCGTCCAATCGGCAATCGTTTGAATTTTATCCTGATTAGCATAAATATCTTTATAATCTACATCATCTTTTGTTAAGACTTTGATGGTGGTTGGCTTACCAGTTCCTACTTGAGTAACATTTACATAACTGATTTTATATCCTTCTTTTTGGAGCTCGGCGATGGCTGTATCTAATTTATATTTAGAAACACCGATTTGATTTTCAGCTCCCGCGCCGACATCTAAATATCGTTTATTATCAATTTGAGCGCGGAGCATATCGGCAGTCCGTTCAGTGATTAAAGCTCGCTCTTGCATAACTGGATCAAGTAGATTTCTAACAGAACTCTCATTAATGCCCATACGTTCACCAATTGCAACGTTAGAATATCCTTTATCTTTAAGCCGCAATGCTTGAGCCGCATCAGCTTTTCTTTGTTCGGATTTCTCTAACGAAACCTCAGCTCGAAGTTGTGTTGTAGATATTCCCAAACCGTCTGCTATCTCTTTTTCACTCATGCCCTTTGCTTTTAACTCTTTGATATGTCCACGCAAAGATCTGTCTCGCTGTTGAGGGTCGTCACCACTACCCCAAGGATATCTTCCTGATCTTCGAGGTGTACCATAATGCTTTAATTCGCTCATATGATTATTCCTCCGCTTTTAATATGTCCTCGATCCTTTGATCGAATTCTTTGATTTTAGCCATAATATACAATATTTCTTCAGCTTCAGGATTATGGACTAGAACCTCATTATACTGATATAAACGCAATTCAATTTCAATATCAGTTGGTTGAATTCCATATTCAAGACAAAATATAGCAGCATAAACCTCAAGTTGTTTAATAGAGGCCTTTGTGGTTCCGGTTTTTAAATCATGAATTCTTAGCATGTTATCTCGAAAACTAATTGCATCGGCCGTTCCAAAACAATGAGGTGAAAAATATAACACTTTTTCTGGTTCCATTTTATAACCAATCCCATCATTAACAAACATATTAAGTGACTTTGCAATTTTTGGCAGTTTTATCCGGTGTCCAATTAAGGAAGCAGCAATCTCATGGACTTCTACACCTTGTTGAACTGCCTGCCATGCTAAATATACCCGCTCGAGTTTGTCTCCATCATAATTTACCCAATGATATTTAGATGGAGAAAGAAACGCGTGTATTCCATTAAGTTTTGAGTGATCGTTCCATTTCATCTAAAATCTTCTCCTCGTTTTCTGGAAATATAAATGCTGCATAAGCCATTTGACCATATTTACTAACATAATAATCTTGATTTGGGCGATGAGGAGCATCTTTATCACGTTTTGTTTCTAACATGGCCCAATGATTATTATATAAAACTAACACATCTGGGATTGCTTGAATATAATGAGGATCATTGAGAATTACCTCTGCCCCTGGTAAACGTGTTTTAATCCGTTTTATCAAACCGGTTCTGTATTTACTTTCATTCATGATAACCTTTCTTTGCCAAAAAAGGACACAAAAATATACCATAAGTAATGGCATATTTCCTTCTCCTCTATTATAGGCAATGTTTTTAATGCGAACTTAAAGAGCCGTAAATCGATTTTCATTAAACTTTTTTTTCGTTTTCAATGCTTTATCAATTGCCAAATCAATAATGGATTTGCTCATTAATTTGTAATAATATAAATCTGTAAACGGTGTATCTAATCGATCAATTCGGCCAGCAGCCTGCGTCATAATACGATACGAGTAATTTTGTGAAAAGAATACTATTGTGTCGGTTTCGGTACAATTCCAACCTTCAGCTCCAGCCATATATTGAACAAAATATAACCATGAATCTGCAGATGGAACTAGATCGTGTTTGTGACCATTCCATTCACCACTAACAATATTATTTTTTTTCGCAAAATCTCTAAGAGTATCTAACTCATAATTAAAATTATAAAAAACAATTAACTTGTGATGTTTGGTCCAAAGTGATTTAAGTTTGTCTAACCGGTCTGGATCAGAGTTTGCTAACCTCCGTAATAAATAGCACAGCTTTGAAATGTCACGAATTGGTTCGTTATCATAAATATCCCAGCGATTTGTCATCAGAATCTTTTGTTGAGTTTCATCAAAATTACAAAATATAGTTTCATAATGAGATACCGTGTTGCGAACAAAGTGCATCTGAACGGTTACTAAATCCCGTAAATGAATTAATTTCGAAACTTGCAAATATCTTTCAACTTTGGGAAATTTGCTAAAACGACTATAGACTACATGATTTCTAATAAAATCTGTTCTATTTTTATAAAAACCATTAGCAATAAATACAGGAATTAGGTCCATCCAAGTATCGGCGGGAGTCGCACTTAATAAAATCCATTGATTTTTTTTAGTAATTTTTAAAAAAGATTTTACCCAAGTTCCTCCACCAACAACACGCTGTTCATCAAATATAAAGAATGCATCTTCTACAGTTGTATACTTTTGAATATTATTCCAACTGTCAACCGCTGTTATTTCTAATGGAATATGAACGGCCTCATCTATCCAATCCAATGTGTCTCGTTTTCTAGCTGTGGTAATGACGTAAAGTTTTTTGTTAATCTTCATTGGAGAGAATGAGTCGCCCTTATGTCTAGGAATTTTACCTTTCCCAACTTTTTCATAAAAATATGAAAGTGCAGTAAGGGTTTTTCCTGAGCCGACCCCACCAACAAGGATCGACCCAGGACTTAATCTCTCTATGGCGTCAGATTGATGGTCATAGAGTCTAAGCATTTACTACTCTTCTATGATTAAACGACACGCACCATCACGATATTCATAACCTGGTGCACATACTGCCGCTTGTGCCGAATCTGGCGGATTAATATATTTCTTTTCCCATGGATCTTCTTGAAGAGTTACATACATCGTTTTTAAATATGCCTTAACCCCATCCTTACCATGAACATTATAATTATACGGTCTAACCGTTACATCGACTCGCTCAATATCCGCCCAATCTAAAATACTTACATCTTCTTCTCGTAAATTGGTTTGTTTTCCCTCGGAATTAACGAGAATAATCTTTGGTGGATAGTAACTATATTGAACCCGGATGGACAAAATTGGTTGTGCTTCTTCGGCCGGATCGCGTGGATCTAACCACCGAATGTTCCAGCCCTCTTCTTCTAATGCTTTTGCAACATTTATATCATCCAAAAAGACAACAAAATTGCGATTACCTTGTGGATTATATTGACCTTCCTTTCCTGAAAAGTTTCTAAAACCAATTCTTGCATTTGCAATATTAATGTTTTCTGTAACGCGTGGGGATTGTTTTTTAGCCATATCTGTCTCCTTTTTATTTTTCGGCAAACTGTTCAAAGTCACCAAATTTATTAATTGTTTGAATAGCATCATCTACAAGCTCATTGAAATATCGATATTCAATACTATTCTCTTTTTCTAAATTACGAACAACTTCGGCTTCAAGCCAACGGTATCCTTTTGTAGCACTTGCGGCATAATATTTATCATTGGTTTTGCGATATAAAAGACCACCGCCGCTACCATCCATCACTGGACAAAACTCACCAGCTCTTCCAACGAATCTATAATTATGTTCTTCTTCTGAAAGATTTTCATTCAAATCTAAATATAAAGCAGAATTTCCAGTAACAGTTCTAACTTCACATAAATCCTTAAATGTTAATGGTTCTTTACTAAATATAGTTTTAAAAACATATGGATGCTGAAATTGTGCTCCTGTTGCGGTCCATTTTCCAATATTTGTCTTTTTAGTAGAATAAGCATATTTTGCTATATAAACGGCATCATTAACAAGACAAATCTTTTCATATGTTGCTTCATGTTCAAAGTCATAACCATACTGTTTCGCAAAATCTTTACAGAAATTAATAATATATGAATCGGCATCTGGAATTTTTATTGAATCTGTCTTAATGTGTGCAACCTTATAACCCTGTTTTTGGACCTCATCTTGTAAAGTTCGCATAAATAAAGCACCCCTTAATGCTACAATATTGTTGACATTTTTTGGGTGTTTCATAATATTTTCAAAACGAGCTGAAGTTAATCCATAAGTTGAATTCAAAGCAATCTTTAATGCATAAGACAAATCATCCATAATCGAATCATCACTGACATACTTAAGAAGTTTTCCTCCAAATATATTTTTTAATGCCTCCTTATCTCCGTGTTTAATAGCAACGCGAGCATCTTTAATATCACTATATGCATTTGTATATTTTCCAAAATAATTCATTTGGATTAATGATGTGGGGTGCATAGATGCAATATCAATAAGAGCCACATTGTTATAAATGCCGGGTTCAGCATATACATACCCACCAAACCCAATATCATCACCACGGTAAATATTTCGAAATTGTTTACCATCAATCTGTTTCCATTCATAACCAGGAAACGTTTCACTTAAATCTGTATACACGAGTTCTGGATTTTTATCCTCTCCAAATATAAGCCTCGTTACCAATTGATTTGTAGAATTATTGGGTGTCATCCCAGTTAATTCGGCCAGAATAAGACGGGCTGCCCAATCAGCTTTTCGATCCTGAAAAACGGCTTCAGTAATAATAACATCATTAACACAATATTCACCTGCCATCTTCCATTTCTCTTCTGGTACTGGCTCATCCCATGGAAGCGCAAATTCATTATGATGCAAACCCAATTCAATCCCAAACTTTTTAAGACTTTGCTTTTTATTTGAAAAATCATAAACGTCGGTATAAGATAAATTATACGCTTCTCTAAATAAATATTGTGTTCCATTGCTTGAGACAATATTACTACTTAAGTTAAATAATTGTTCATTATTGTAACCAATGTAACGCGCATACAAAATATGATTGTCATACCTGCGATTATTAAATCCAATTAATTTAAATTTAAATAATTCTTCAACATCTCTCGGCGCTGGATTTATCATAATAACCGGTTTATGATTCTCACCCATGAATTTATATACAATTATAAATAAATTTGGAAAGACCTCAACATCATAAAATACATAATTCTCATTATCATAATTACTTGATGGTGTGCTTTCGGCCGCAGATACAAATTTCATTTGGGATACTAAACCAACACAATATTCAGATTGATTTGTCGAGTTCATAGCAAATGTGAGAATTCTTCCTCGCATATCATGAACATCATATATCAAACCAGAATCATATGTATCATCCAATATCTTTTTAATAAAATCAATACTTGGTTTGGTTGCTGGGTGAATTTCTTTATTTAGATTTCTTATGATTAGATCACGCAGGGCTTTTTCTGTTTTAATTGCCTGCTGATTCATCATCTTATTTACTCCTTTCTTTAAAGGCAAACCTGACGAAATATGAGCAATTGGTATCTCATTGCATAAACTTAATTGACGCCTCAAACTACTATTGCCAAGGAATACCTTAATCTCAATTCCTTCTTCATAAAGTCTGCTAAGTTGTTCAACATCACCATCATAAATATAATGAAGATGAACACCAGAACCACTCTTACTAAATTCAGCATAAGTTTCGGGCCATTTACTAGCAGCTAATAAATTAAGATTCCGATCTTTTTCACCAATATCATTACGAAGATCAAAATCTATTACAATATGATACTTTTCGGGTTGTACATAATGTAATTTAGATGTATCCAAATCGGAAAGCCTTGTATTAACATTATCCCATTTCAAATATGGTATACCATACTGATTAGCATATTGAGCAGGTCTATCAGCAAAATATGTATCAATAATAGAGACATTCTTATCTAAAACAAGTGTAGATAATTCTTCTGGTTCTGGTATTAATGTGGCTCGACTATTATCGATTGAATCTGAATTAAAATTCCAATATACAGATCTCACAGCTTTACCATCTATTCTTTTTTGTTCAGCGTATTCCTTAAAATAAGCTTTAAGTTCTTCACGAAAACTGTGTCTTGGTAAAATATATCCAACACCATTTTCTTGACAAAATTCCTTGTACATCGTATACGCTTGTTTCAACTGTAGAAAGTCTACATCATTTAGAAAGTAAAAATAATTTTCTTCAACAAAGTTAAATATAACATTTGTTTCGAACATCATCTCTTTTGGACGATAAGAATCATAATATTTTTTCCCCATTTCTGTATAAATATCAATACACTTTTGAGCTATGGCACCCAATTCAAAATCTATTTGATCCATAACACTATCATATTCTTTTGGAGAAAGTCGACGACCACTTGGACGTACATCAATAAGTCGTCTTGTAATCCCGGATTTACTATCGGTAATTTTAACTGGTTGATTTGTTCCCATAAATAAAAAGCAATTAATCGGCATCGCATACTGGGATTTATGTTTTTCATTAATTATTACCTCTTCATGGGAGATAATAGAATTTAATGTACTATTATCACTAATCTTACTTAAATCACCATCATGCTGGATTGCAACTAGTGGATTATTCTTAAATACCTCAGTTCCAAAAATGTTATTATTACCAACAAGTGCTTTGGCATTAAAGGTAATGTAGTATCCTTGAACAAGTTTTTGTAAAATGTTTAAAAAGGTTGATTTACCACTACCAGCCTCTCCATAGAGAACACAAAACTTTTGAATCTTTTTACTATCACCAGTTAAAACCGCCCCAATAGACCATTCTAATTTTTGTCGTTCCTCATCATCATACAGAACGGACATTAAACGATCGTAACTTTTTGTAGATCCAGCCTCAAGAGAATATGGTAAATGATGAGTAGAATAGCTAGATTTTGTAACGCGGTCATTTGCAAATAAAATCTTATCATCAATTGGATGATAATTATCAGGCATACTTTTTATGAATTTAATCCACTGGTTCCATACACCGCTAGAGTAACTAGCCAATGTTCGGATATTTACATTCTTTTCTTCTGGGTGATGCTTCTCCTTATACTCAAATAATTCTTTATCAACTAAACGAACTACTTCCATTTCATCCGTTAACCACTTACTCTGATCAGAATCCCAAATACCATAAAATGAATGACCTCGGACCATTAGGTCTCGACTCTTACAAACCTTGAAGTCTGGATAAATTTCAACCAAACCTGCTGGACGTGCTTTGCTATTATTAATGGCTACTTTTTCAACGATTTCTAAAAAATCCATGTTCTTGTGAAGGCCTCCTTTCTTGAAGAGATGGTACTGTCACAATGTTGCATCTGATTTTGCCTTTATTTATATAATTTTTTTAAAAAAAATTTATAGCGTAAACTGAAATTAGCCGTGATTTTGTGACATTTCATACAAAATATAGCATTGTTATTCAATTTACGGGTGGTTTTACCACCTTTTTAGTAAAGACGCTGTCACGGTTTTGTAGCGTTTTTGCTTCTGTCACACTTTTAAAATGCTACATTTCAAAAACGTGACAAAAAACGTGACTAATCTTCATAGTTTTTTGACAAATATAACATCATTTGATACCAAATCTCAACCTGATTTTGAGGCTGATGTATATTTCTTCTCCAGCCATGGATTGGAAATATCCCTCCAAGACCATTAGCAGAATATTTACGATCTAACCAATTGGTTAGTATCATATCGAGTTCATAGTTTTGCGCGTCCGTTAAAGCTGTAAAGTTATCGAACTTTAGTACACCTAAATTTCTTAACATTTCCCAAAATAAATCTACATAGGTCTCACTAAATCTTCCAGCATCTAACTGGTATTCCATTTTTCGACTCAGTGCTATTAACATTTCCAATATTCTACATGGTCCGAACTTATAGTCTGGTAAATCACTTGATTCATCTCGTAAGAATATACCATCTTTGGCTCGGTTTTGATCATTTGGTAATATACTGTAGTATTCTTTTTTCCATAGACGCTCTAAAAGAACTTCGAACTCGCTGCTATCTTCAGTTCTAACCATCTCTTTAAGATGATTTAAATATCTTGTTTCTTCTTTGTTCATAGCGTGTTACAGTCCTCCTTTCTTTAGAGAAACGAAAGGGGCTTTGTAGGCCCCTTTCAAATATAATTGGTTGCGACTATTCATCCTCTTCGTCAGCAAGCGGAATTTGATTATAAGCAACTTTATTGCTTTTCTTGCGTGTATAAGCTGCTTTCTTTTTTTCGCCTTTGCGCTTCAATTCCGCATCTGCTTGAATGAATTCGTCGCTCATTGTATCCATTGCTTCTTTTTGGCGAGCGATCTGTCGAAACCGTCTTTCCGTATCAGTTTCCATCTTAATGGCAACCTCCTCATTATATGATTTACTTAATGAATGAATTTCATAATCGATTTCGAGTTGATCGTTTCTTACAAATGTCATTGTTTTCTTCTTGAGATCTTTAAGCCACTGCTCGCCAAGTTGATCTTCCGGATGAACATATACGCGATCATTTACATCACAAATAACATCATCAAAGCGATAGTAATATAAATCAATCTTATCGTAATTGTTGTCAAAGATGAAATCCTCATATCCGATTAAAAATGGTTCCGGCTGCTTCTCAGGAAGTTCTTCTACTTGCTCTACTTCTACTTCTTCTACTTCTTCTATCTCTTCTTCCGGTTCTTCTTCCTCATCATCTTCAAGAATATCTTTTGCGGTTGCTCGCCGAACCACTTCGCTTGGACTTGGTTTTACATATTCTCGTGCGAGTTTTCGATATGCCATTTTTTCATCGACTTCGGCTACTGCTTCTTCGGATTCATACTTCTTTTGGTAATAGGATTTAACGTCTTCAATTTCATCATGAGCAATTTCTTGCCAGTGTGCCTCGGCAATTTTACTTGCAATTAAATATCCAAGTCCGCCCCCAAGCGTGAATGCAATTGCAATTGGTAATAAAACTTTTTGTTCCATTTTTATTCTCCTTTAGAATATAGCCCGGTTAATTGTTTCAACATAGGGATCAATTTTTATTTGTAATTCATTGGTTGGTGCCTTACGATAGGCTTTGAATATTTCCATTAAACTTGGAAAATATTCGGTTTTTCCATGGCCTGCCACGCGCCACATTCTTCGATCCACCAAGGTTCCACGATCAAGTTTGTAGCCCAATATACCCAAAAGTTTTACTAATAATGTTTTAGGTATGCGATGTTGGTGTCTTTTCATGCTTTCTTCTCCTCTATAAAATAGATCATACTACGAACAATATCTAAAAGAATTTTAACAACATCTTTAATAGATATCCCTCTTTCAATCGGAACATTCAATGATCGTTCTTTATCAAAATAAAATGTTAAAGAATAACCCGAATCATTAATTTCATAAAGTGTGATTTTCTTTAAAATCATGAAATCTCTCCTTTTTATACATAGTCATATTGTTCTCGATATTCCCAATATATTTCAACTAATTCTACGTTATTGTTGTGAACACTTACATATTCATCTTTTAAATGATCTTGAATATGGGCTAAGATGGTTTCTCGTTGCAACGCTGTAAATCCAAAATCTTTAAGATCAAAATGCTCTACACCATCTTCATCAAGCCATAGATTCACATCTCGTCTAAAATATACGGCAATACCACTATCGGGTGGATACAACGAATCAAACAACTTTGTTAACATAGCCCATATCTCCGCTTGGGACATTAATACCTTCTTCCCTTAATTTCAGGAAATAAGTTTTCAATAAAGTCTTTAAAACCATTTGGTTTAATAACTTCGCCATTAACTTGTTTATTAACTATTCTTCCAAAAGCTTTCCATTTGTCGGCTTGCTCTCGCAATGCAGCAAGTAGGCAAGAAGTACTTTCTGAATGCCGCATCTTGCAAATATCAACGGCTTCCTGCATCATATTAATAACAACCTGTTTTAAAGCGGCATTAACTTCATCATCGGTTGTTCTGCTGGAAGCTAAAAATGATTCTGCATACTCTTTAGCTTTCATCTCTTTTTCTCCCAATTAAACTTAATTCCCGTAAGTATTCAATACCCTCTCGCTCAGTTTCAAATATAACATCAGCCGCTTCGATGACAAATGCATGTCGATGAATATTATCCGCTTGCATAACCACAATGGTGTGTTTACCAATGTGATGAGCCCAAGCTAATTCCATCATAGAACCTATTGAAACGATTTCCTTTGACATAGTAAGATTACAATACAGAATATCGCTTTGTTGGACCATCCATCTGTCTCGCTCTATGATTGCATGGTTTGTAATGCGTGGATTTGAATCATAACCTTCGGCTTTAAACTCCACCTCATTTCGAAACAATTTATCTTTTCCTATAAGAGGTGAATATACTATGTATCCAAGACCTTGCAATAGATACGCGGTTTGCTTAAAATACGTGAAAACTCCGTGTGTTGATTGCCCACTAATTGCACCAGCAATATAAATTTTCATTTGTCTTTCTCCCTAACTTTTTCCTGGTGGTTCATATCGACCAAAGCGTTTATCTTCAGCAATTTCTTCTGCGGTTTTTTCTTTAACTATTGGTAATGATGAATTTTTCCCATTCCCCCATGGATATCGTCCAGACGTTGGTTTTTCTTCCATTTCTGGTTGGGCTGGCAATTCGTGTTGCTCATTATACAGACAAATAGCAATAAGAGAATATACTGACAAGTCCATCAACGTATCAATAATTGATTCGCCTACCTGATCGTTTGTTTCATCCTTGGCGAGATTTGTAATCCGGATAAATTTATCACTCATACGTACTAAGCATCCTTTAAATGCAGAAACCCCTATGGCTTCAGACATTCGAAAATTTGCCCATGGATCTGACGATCCTTTTCCGGCATACCCATCATTTTTTCTTCGATGAAGATCACGAATATCGTCTAAGAGTTTAATAAATTCTTTACTTTCTGGCATTTTACTTCTCCTTTTAAATATGATTAGTCGCGGCAACTCCGCGAATCTTTTGGGGGTCATTTCCTATAATAAGCAGCATAAAGCATCTTCATAGCCAATACTATTTCATCATAGGCTTCTGTATCTTTACCATAGTACTTGTAAATATAATTTTCGCTTCGACTTAATGTGAGATCAAATCGTAGTCGATCTCCGACATTCGGAACATCTAGATTATAATCTAGTTCTATAAGGTCAAGAGCTTTTTGAAACTCGGGATCATCAAACGGAACGGTTCCTTCTAAAATATGTTTTCGTGCAGTAACAGGCCCAATTCCTTGAACTCCGCTAATGTCGTCCGACTTGTCGCCAACCATTGCTTTGTATAACGGATATTCCTTTGGTGTAAATCCGAATTCAACCTCAAAAAGTTTTGGCGTATAAAATACTCCAGGATTTTTGTAGACATAGCATCGTTTATACTTTAATAATTGATAAATGTCCTTATCGTTTGAGAATATAATAGTGGTTGTAGTTGTTGGCGGGGGTTCCATTAGCGGATCGTCTAATTTACATACTGCATTCGCAATACTGGCAATAACATCATCAGCTTCTGCACCATCCCGACTAACTATTCGGCTATCCATATCATCTAGAATAAGAGCTAAAATCTTTCGAAAGTTCCTAAATATTTCGTGAGTTACAGGAATTCGTGTACTTTTATAGGTTTGATCGCGTTTGGTTCTTTCAAGTTTTTTTCGACTCTCTCCGGCAAATATGATTTCAACTGGAACCCCAGTGGGATTCGCTCGCTGAATACATAACCGGAGAGAATCTAGAAAACGTAAAACCGGAAGCCATGGACGACCTTCAGATCCATTTAAACTACTAAAATATGATCTGTATAAAATGTTACTATAATCCACTAATAGGAGAACCCTCTTCAACTCTTCGCCTTCTTCTAATGCTGGTAGGATTGGTGAGGGTTTCATATGTTCTCCTTTTACATAAGATCCAGAATTTCGCCATCAACATTAAAGTCTAAAAGAATTGCATTATCAACCTTAGATGACAAATATCCACCACGACTTGCAATCAGATCGTCAAGTTCAGGACCGAAGGAAATATAATTATCACCAGCGCCATCCCAGACCCAACCAACCAACTGACCAGCCTTTGTTCGAGGAAAACCTAATTCATCATAGATATCGTTTAAAAATAGATGACCACGTGCTTTTAAATGTTCGTTTGCCCACCGATTCTTAATAATTAAATTTGAAAGATTATAATCAAATTGAGGACACCATTGACTACTGCCAGTATATGTTCCAGTTTCAGTATCATACTCTTGCTCAGCAAACATTCGAGCATACATACTCGCCGGTTTTCCATTTCTTAGACGTTGAACTTGAATTGTCTTTTTATGAACTTTTCCATCTTCATCAACAACGTCGACTTTGGCTTTTTCATATACAGTGTCATAAGCAAAATGGAATTCCTGTTCTTCACCGAGTTCATCAGCAACGCGTTTCCTATATGCACTAAAAGCTTCCTGAGCCATTTTATAAGCACCGGCAAGAGCTACATTTCGTTTCGTTAAAATATGTTGTCCTCCAAGTAAACAGCCAATGGACGCTGTTCCTAATAAAGCCACGGGCCAATATGCTTTTCCCAGAGATTTCGCTGTATGAAAATATGTTTGAATCGTATCTTTTCGTGCATCAGCTTCTGTATAATCCGGAGCATGTTCGGTTTTTGCTCGTTCTACGGCACTTAACATTTGATTATGACTTTCAATAATACCAGGCGCATGCTTATACGTTTTTGTTGCTACTAATACAACCGTTGCAATAACACCTCCAGTACCAACCACCGCCAATATAGTCGGGGCATGTTTTCCCAGTTTTAACAAAGCTCGACTACCATGCTTTGTTACTTTGACTCCTAAATTACTAACTAATTCGTTCATGATTCTCCTTCCGGTTAAATATAACTCTTTACAAAGGTGTGAAAAAACATAAGAGATGGGCGATCTTCCTAGTTAGTCATTCAAATATGACAATACCTGGTTGATATCTTTCTTCCCAACGGAACCCATCTCTCTCATAATACCCCTTGTAATTCTTGCGAAAATTTACTCGCTTTCTTTTTTGTCTTCTTTCTTTTTGGGTTTTTCTTCTCGTTCTGGTTGAACACCCCATCTGAGATTTCGCTTACCCATTTTATCCAATTCCTCCCCCAATTCTGGATTTATTTTTTTTAATTTATTCTTAATATATACTTGATTTGGCATTTACCCTCCGTTTATTGTTCCAAAGAATTTGAAATAGACTCTACAGTCTTAATAATTAAATAACACATTGAATCAACCCGATCTAATAGTATTTTAGCAAAGTTTTTTCGTAAGTGCCCCTCATCCGGGGCAAAAAGTTGTTCAAAGGTTTCCGTTTCTAAAAGCGGAATAAGTTTTGCATTCATAACATCAACAACCTGAACAAGGCGCTTTATACTTGTATTTAATTTATTCGTAACGGCTAGAAGTTCTTGTTTTCTAGCAATAAATTCTTCATAAGCAGCATGATCAACAGCTTCTATAACCTGATCTTTCGTCGGATCATTATTATTTTCTGGCATTTAAACCTCAATTAAAGTTGTAATGCATCGGAAATAGATTCCAGAAAAATAATAAGTGCACGAAGTGTTCCTGTGCGATTATTTAAACCTTGAGCAAACGTTGAATTATACTCTTTACGTAGTGCACCTTCATCCTGAGCCAAAACTTTTTCATAAACTTCGATATCCATTAAGGGCGTAAGCTTTACATTCATTTCACCAACAATACTGTCAAGACGTCTTAGGGCTGAATCCAGGTTATTAAGAACTTCTGGAATTTCCCGGTTACTAGATTGTACCTCTTCTGGCAAAGGGGGCAGATCTTTCAAATTCGACCTAGGAATATTTGATCGTAGAATACTACGTGATGGCATATCTTCATTAATAGTTTCTGGTGACATTTTTATTCTCCTTTTTGTTTCATAATTTTTATATGGTGTTTAACGCAATCTGGACACGCATATACAAATGGTAAAATTTGTGTTTTGCTTTCTCGATACTCAGATATCCATCTCCATCCAGGGAGCGGATTAAGTCCAAATGGGCCACCGCGTCTCGCAATTCCTTCTTCAGCGGTTTTTAAAATTGTGGTATGACAGCGATCACAAATATGAGCATGGGTAATAAGTATCATTTAAATTCTCCTGTCAGGCATTAATATATATTAAAATCCGTTAACACACGCATGTTGTTTATCCCGATAACGGCCTGTTACGATTTGTTTAAATAAACCAATTGACATGAACAAACATAAATTACTAGTACCTTCCTGAACATCTCGCATTGAATTTTCCATATCATAATCCCAGGTTTTCCATGGAGTGTGTTTAAATACGAAAGTTGCAACATGTGCTCGAGGTTTATTGCCTTTAAAATAAACTCGATCTGCCATAATAGTAAATGATCGATTTTCAACGCCCAGATATTTCAAATCCATATATTCCGCGCAGTCCATAAATACCGGATCAATTAAACCAACAGACTGTACAATAATACTGGGTGTTAACCTGCAGGTAAATTCCATTCTTGATTCGGTTGTTACATATGGTTTATGATTTTTAAGAATTGGAACAGTGTCACATTCTTCCCATCCTAATAAGGACATGACATATTGATCATTTGTCAAGGACGGAGCCCATCTATTAAATGGTTGTGGTATTTTTGGATCTGAATTCTTAACAACCACTATGGGCTGCTTAGATTCAATCTTTTTTGCTGTTAAGTTTGCAAATTCCTCAAGGGCATTGCATAATCTTGATTTTTGGCCGTTACCATCAATTCCAAGATCCCGAAGATTGAAAAACTCCATAAGCTCTTCGGCTATAAAAGTTAATTGTTTTTTTTCCTGATTTTTTTCTTCATTATTAAGGTATTGTGCAATTGCTTGGTCACGTAATCTATTTTCTCCGTAATATCTTTTAATGCCTACCACGACTTCCTCCTATAAATATGCTTAAATTAAAAACTCACCATCCTGAATGGCACGATGAAACTCCTTGTTCAATTCGGATTTGAATATATCTAAAAAGACTGCAAAATCCTCTTTTGTAAGAGTTGGATCCAGAATTTCGAACTCAATTGTAAATTTTATTGGCTCATACATCATTGTAACTGGTTTGTTTTTAATACTAACAATCCTAATAAAATTTGGTCCATCTCGCGTTTGAAGTTCAATATATTCGTTCATAAACCTCCTTGTGCGTGCAGTTTACGATTTAATAAATATTCTTCAATTCCTTTTTTCCGTTCCGTAAGAAGAACATGAATTTCCCCTTCAGTCATACTTGTGTCATCACTTTCGAAAGTTAGCTTATATATATGACCCTCATCGGTTCTCCAAGACACTGCATATTGATTATTAAAATTAATTTTTGGATTCATTCTATTAGGCATAATAAACTCCTTTTTAACGTAAGTATTGGATTCATTCTATTAGGCATAATAAACTCCTTTTTAACGTAAGTATTGGGCTAACCAGATCAGAAATATCGCACCCCAGATTAAAATTATTGTAGCAATTTTGTTGCCGTCAAGATTAACCTTTTTACGACCAGGATGCCAGTTTTCGTCCTTCCAAGCTAAGCGGGTCTTTTCAAAGTTACGAATTGATTGACCATCCAGTTTTACATCAAATATAAGAAGTCCAGGATTTGCAAATGGGGCCTCTTCGGTTGGAATCAAACACTCTGTACAACTATCGAGAGTAGCGTTAGTTAATAGTGTGTTATAGTCTTCAGGTCGAAATTCTGTAAGAACCTTCCAATAGAATAATCGATCTGCCTCCGCAAAGGTTTGAGCAAACAAAACACTTTGAATAACAACCGGTTTGTTATACATTTTGGAATTAATCAAATATCGGTACTCTTTCATACAATCGGTGATTGGTCTTTTCGCCATTTCCTTTTCCTTTCAGAATATAATGTTTTAAAATAAACGCAATTGCACTGCTTGCTGTTCTTTTGGTTGCATGGATTCTTTTGGTGGTTTTTTCTGTTGGTCTCGTTTTAAAAACGAATACCAAACAGCTACAACTTGATTATCCGGCATCGTATCAACATTTCGCTTCCATGCTTTTCCAGGATACTTAGAATATAGATCATTACGCATTTTAATTAAATCTGGCATATCATTCCTCCAGATCTAATTCCTGATAGGTTCCTTCTATAATTCGAGGCTCTTCTATTCGATAAATCGCCTCTTTTACTAAGAATATAAAACTATCAGTGATCAATACCACAACCGAAATAATCAAAGATAAACAAAATGCAATAAACATTGACACCGATTCTATTGCATGGCGAATTACTTCTCGTATATTATTTAAAAAGCGTATTAAACGATCTAACGATTTAAGTAAATTATTTACAAATTCTTCTTTCGGGTCATTTTGTGACATTTTAAATCTCCCTTGGTCTTGGTAAGTGAATAGAATATCCATTTCGGACTCGCTCAACATATGCATCTCGGACATTTGTCCAACCATATTTACTATCAGTGAACTTGCTCTCAATTCCAAGTAGATCATAATAATCAGCAACCGAGGCAACCTCATAGTCTTCAATAAGGTCAACTAAATGACTAAGAACATCTTCAGCTTCCCCCCGACTTTCAATTGTAATTTGATCAAAATCATGATTGGTTCTTGCACTTCGTGATAGAGATCGACGATCATCTTCTCGAGATATTCGATTATATGGTACATATGATCTACTACGATCTCTATAAATTTTACTTGCTCCTGATGAGCTTCGACGTTCTCCAAATAACAACATTTCAATTCCACCATTAACCATATCACTTACTGTTGATTTAAATGCTGGAATTAAGATATCATTTAAGATATAATCGACAACTGAATGTGTGTCATCACCAAAGAACATTTCAGAAGCTTTTTGTCCAAACGTTTTTTTGGCCCTGATAACATTTCCACTAACAACTCGATCCACTTTCTTTTCGGTTTTGGTTTCAGCTACTTCCACTTGTTCTTTTGATTTGTTTGAATTACTTGGAAACTCATCATTTTCTCTTATCAGTTTTCGTTCACCCATACTAATTATCCTTTCTATTTAAGTGTTTGAGACAACAATTCGTTTAAAGATTGGCATACTTAATGAAATATGTCCATTACCTCTTTTAGTCGTACTAAAAGCTTCTATTTCTATAAGCCTGCCTATTGGTGGATCTTTAGCAAATATCTTTCGTTCTTCATCCGTAAAACCAGATCCAACTCGTACCGGAACTGTACAACCATTAACGTCACAGATAAGAGCAGATATCCCTCCTACAATCTTTGTTTCGGGCCCGGCTAATTCAATATCAATAACCCGTCCAATAAATTCCTCAATTCGTTTAACTTTAATTAACTCTTTGCTCCGACCAGGAATATATGGAGCATCAAGATTCATAAGCATGAGACCTTCTTTTTTTCTTGCTGTCATTTTGTTCATTAAAGATCGAAGAGTTTTTAAATCGTTTCCAACTAGAGTTCCGTATGTAGTTATCATTTGGATTGGCCAAGTGTTTGGAATCGCACTAAATATAGTTTGTAATAACCTATCTCGCTCTTCGCCTTTTGTTAAATCACCATCCAGTTTAAATACATCAAAACAAATAGCAATTAAATCTGTTTTGTTTTTTATGAATTGTTGTGAGGCTTTTGCAGCTGTAGTATTTCGTATGACATAACTTTCTTCTTCCAAAAAATAAGAATCTGAATCAACTAATTCCGTATCATAAACATAATTAGATGGAAAACGGGGATCTTCTAATCGTTTTGTAATATGAGTCAACCATAGATCTGCCTTTCCACTTCTAGTATAACATCGAACGGTTCCATCGTGAAATTTGAAGAAGAGGCGACGAACGCCATCAATTTTTTCACTAATACGCCACTTTTTATTAGTCAAAATATCTTTACTGGAATAGTCTTTCAGATTAATTCCGAGAGCTGGACTGACTTCCATCGCCTCGTCTCTCCTTCCTTTTTAAAGTTATAAAGAGAATGTGGAGTTAAGCTTCTTCTAATGTTTCAGCAATTTCAGCCAGGAGTTCCGGTTTTTGGACGACATATTGAACGGCTTTCACAGCTACAACAGCTAAAATAGCACTGCCAACACCAATGGCAATTGCTTTTCCAGGATTATCTTTTACAACATTTACTAACTGACCTAATTTTTCTTTCATATTTAATCTCCTTGTTTTAATCTTCTTTTGTAATGAATATGACATATTTACCATCATCATCAGGATGTATGGTTCCGTCTGTTTCTAATCTCGTATTTTCAAGCCACATTTGAGCTTCCGCGTATGTATCAAAATATATCTTTTGTTTGGTGCTAATTAGTCGCGTAGCTCTATTGTTTTTTCTAACTGCACCTCTCATGTTATTCGCTTGGTTTAATTAATTGTCCAATCGCAACATGATCTGTCCATAACTCCCTTGCTTCTGCTAGCGCTAATTCTACAATTCTAGCAAGCTGCGCCTCCGTAACAAATTGTTTAAAATCATCTGGAATATAATCATATAGTTGTGCGATAACTGTTGCCCGCTTAAGTGGACCAGTGCCATCACCATATTCAATCTCTGCATCTGTTACAAGAACAAGTGCAATTGGCATAAGGTTTGATAATAATCGACTAAGCCATGATAACTTTTCATTTGCAGTAGCCCCATCTAGAGACCTCGCAGTTGTCATGATCCATTGCCGAGTTAAAATAAATAACGCAATAGTGACAACGATAATTACAAGAATATCGCTCCAGTGAGTAAATACATACATTAATACATTCATTGAACTTACCTCCGTTTAAATAAATAGATTTTATTATCATTAGTAATCTTCGTAAGGGCCTTTTAAATTACGAAGGGAATATTAATTATTTCATATGACCTCCTAAATTAGAAAACAAATAGGGCAAAGTTTCCTTTGACCTATCCGTTCAACATTTTCATGTTACTTCGACAAACTCGCCATCTATTACATCGTTCTGATTATTTTGCATCTCTTTAAATAATTCTTTCGTAATAACAACAGATTCAACAAATGACTCGACTACTAACTCGACTTGATCACCAACTACATTACCGACTGCTACGGCAATTGCATAGCTACCAATAACTACTAGGGCGTTTTCTGACTTCCCTAAAGTTTCTGGTATAACTTTTTCAATCGCATAGCGGATAATTTTCTTGGCTCCAAATCCAGCAACTAATCCACTTGTAAGTTTAACTGCATTATATACGGCTTTCCTTTTTAATTCCGATTTCATTTCTAATCTCCTTTTTTTAATATGGTTTAAGTTTCATTATAGCCGTTGTAATTATTGCGAGATAGCAGCTTTTTGAACTAACATAGATGCAACCCCATCAACAATTTGGGATCCAACGGTTATCCCAATTGAAACCGCAATAAGTTCGGAAAGAGAAGCCTTCTTAAGGGCATTCGATACACCTTTGTACACCAAATAACCAGCAAGACAACCAGCACCAATACTAATAGCAACCTTTACATTTTCGTTCATTTTTTCTCCTTTTAATATAAGTGGATCACAGAAACAAAAAGGAAAAGGGTCTGTGTTAGACCCTTCCTCTCATTACGAATCCGAGAGCTTTCGTTGAAATTACATCTAATTTCTCAAAGTTTAATATTAACAAAATTCCTAATAAATTACTAGCCACTATAACAACGGTATCGGGTGATATCTTCCAGTCTGATTGTAACACACTGGAAATATCCTCGTACCTCTGTCTAAGTCTTTTTAATTCCTCAGGATCTTCGGTTAATGTCATTGTCTGAGCAATTTTATCTAATTCTTCAATCAATCTCTTTTTCGTATTTCTAGAATAGTTTCGCATAATCCTTCTCCTTTTCTTTTATAATACGTTCATTATAGGATCAGTTTTTTTTGCGAATTGGATTACTCGGTTAGAAATCCAATATCTAATAGAATTATCTATTTGTTACCTCATAGTTTAAGACTAAGCATGGTTTGCCATCTTTTGTTAATTGACTGGTAAAATGTATATCCAAGAGCCCATGGTCAATATTAAAACCTAAACTATTGCCAAGTTCAATCCCATCTAGTCCTAATTCATAATAAAACTCGTTTAAAGAAATAAACATCTCACTAATTAATGATCTATTTAATTCATTAATTTTTTGTCGGATGGTTTCAATATCTGATTTGAAATATCGTCCTGAGAGAGAATCAAAACATAAAACGTCTCCATTTCCAGTCATTATAATTTCAGTTTGTGCTGTGTTGCGAACATGATCGGCATCTATGGCATCTCTAACTTTACGCTCCTTATTATCACCAATCGTCTCAACAACTTTTTCTTTATACTCTTTAAACGCTGTTTGAGCTATTGAGTATAAACCGGCTAACGCAGCATTTCGGCTAGCATGAACATGGTTAAGACCCATAATAAAACCTATTGTTGATACACCACTAAGAGCTGGCGGAATATAATACTTCCACACAAGCTTAAACTTGTCTTTAGGTGCTTTTAGATCTTTGTGTCTTTGAAGTAGTTGATCGGCTTGTAAAACAGCCTTTCCTGTCATTAAGGCTGTTGTTATGGTACCCGTTATTGCAGCAACAGTTAAAATCTGGGTACTATTCTCATTTAGTACAATCTCAACGCCTTTAATAAATTTCGGAATTGTAAATTTAGCCATTATGCCACCTACGATAATTTGTTTTTCCAGAAAATTCCCTCGGGGTAATTCTTAAGGAAAAATTGTTTAAGCTTTTTGGTGAATACTCTTTCATGAAATTCTCCTTTCACTTCCATTTTGAAGTTTTTAAAAGTTAAAAATTTTATGTTGTATGGAAACCGCGCGAAAAGATTAAAGCCTATGTTTGGCTTTTAATCTTTGATCCAATATTATCTTAATCCTATTGAGCATTAAGAATGTCGACTACAATTTGCATGGCTTTTAATTCAACAGCCACTCCAGCAATCATAGACAATCCATCAACAAGTAGTGCCTCTTTACAATTCGAGGGTTTAACAACTTTCTTGAGTATCGTCTGCGTTGCGTAAGCGGTTGCGCAATAAGCACCAACACCAACAGTAGCAAGAACAACAAATTTTAACATTTCAATCTCCTTTTAATAATTTTATGGTTTCATTATAGCCTTTGTAATTATTGCGAGGACAAAGAAAGGGTCTAAGCTTTTAAGCCTAGACCCTTGTTCTACTTTAACAAACCTTACATCCTTTAATTGGTTTATTAATACTTACATCTTGAAGTAACTGACTTTCTCGTTTAAGTTTGTCATCACGATAATCAAGTTCATTTTCATATGATCTTGTGTATCTGATTACACTCTTATACTTCTTATCTGTTCTATCAAATTTTCGTGACATAATAAATCTCCTTTACAATAATGGTATGGTTTCATTATAACCTTTGCAATTATTGCGAGAGCTACATTGTTACTCCTTGCGGAAGTAGTATTTTAGGTTGCTTTTCTTGCTGTTCTTTCCACCATTTCTTGAACCACCAAATTACTTGGGAACCTCCAGCTGGAACAAGATAAGTTACAGTCAATTTTGGTCGGTTAGCTGATGTTGCATTATTTGAAGAAGCAAAGGTCCAACCACCATTTTCTTCTGTTTCGACTGTATTTTTAAGATGCATACCATAATTTAAGATGGTTCCATTTATCCAACCTTGTACCGTAGCTACAGTTAAACCAAAACTCTTAAAACCAACGGCTTCAGTTGTGGTCATGTCTTTAGAACCAATAGCTGTGGGATTTATATCCGTTGTTGTATTTGCTCCTCCAGGCGATCCCCAATTTATACCAGTTGATGCAATATTCCAAGTAGTTTGAGTTTCGACCCATGCTCTAATAATCCGATATACACCAATAGTTCTCGCATTATCAGAACTCTCAGCAGTCATATATATCTCAAGAGTTGCAGCAGAGACAATAGCTGCACTAGGAATAGGACTAAAATCAAATTTAATTAAACCCCTATGTGTAGAATCAATTCCGGACCCAATATATATTACAGTGCTACTACCAAAATTAGTATCCTGGGCATTATTTCCTACTTTTAGATAAGTATCATTTAATGCTGGCTGTAGGATTGTAACAGTCATCTTATTACCTCCTTTCTTCTAAACTAGAAAGGCCGCAGTTAAGGCATTATCAGCATCGGTTTTTAAACCTAATAGTGTTGGAATATAAGTTGCAGGTAAAACAAACCAGTTTGGATTACTTTCTCCACCTTCTGGCATTGTTACCCAAAACGTTGCTTCTCCAGTTTGCCAAACCTTGCCATTATTGTCAACAAGATCATACAAAACGGTTACTGAATTACTCTCATAATTCACAACAATTCGTCTAATTACAAGATCAACCAATTCAATTATTTTTGTCATGAGAATCTCATTCCTTTCAATGATACAGCAACCTTCTTAACACTTGTTGGTGCCGTAGCAATTCTAAGTCTTATTATCGAACCTTCTGCTAAATATTTACCTGAGAAGGTTCCAGTTGCTTTTACTGCTGACGTCATGGTTAAAGTACCTAGTTCAGTCCAAGTTCCACCAGAAAAATTAGCATATGAAATAATTTCTAAGATAACAGAGATACTTCCAGATGTTAAATCCATAGATGTTATAGTCCATGTTAATAATTCGGCTCCATAAGGACATTCGGCTGTAACCTTGGTCCCCGTTGTAATAACGCTGTCGCCATTATCAATACATAAAGTCACACCCATTTTTCCATTTATAACGTGTTTTAAACCGTTTTCATCAACAGCTATAAATTTATTACCTTCATTGATAAGTTTCATCCGATTTGCGGTTGCCGATGGTGCAATAAGTTGTTCTGCTAATTCAATAACCCCATTATCAACAGCACCACTCGAAGCTCCAACAATAAGCCCGCTACCTGCATGTAAATCTCCACTTGCATTAATATCAACTCCGGAAATATTACCCGCAGCGGTAATGGCGCCATTTGAAGCAACGGTTCCACCAGTTACAACACCGGTTGCTGCTGTGATATTACCATCAGCAATCAAATTTAAATCCGTGTCAATATTGCCATCAGCATGAATTGCACCGGCAATATCCAAGGGGGGCCCGAGAACTAATTCTATAGCATCAATCTGAGCCTGAAGATTAGTTACTTGGTTTGAATCTAATTCGTTCTGTAAATTTGTAAACCATGTATCAAATTCACTTTCCCATTGTGCAATAAGGCTATCAATATTCATTGTATCAAGAATGCCTGTTACAAATGGACATGAAGCCATACCAACTTTATTGGTAATCATACCCGCCGTTATTGTAGTAGTATTTGCCGCAACATAAATAAGAGCCAATGGATATTGATTAACTGTTTCAGTATTTGTTAGTGTTGGTTCAGCTGGTGAGGAGCCAGGTGTACCACTTACAATTTTAATTGAATTGGCACGAACTTCTTCTAATTTATTTGTTTCGAGAACTATCGCATCAATTCTATGTAAAGAAACACCAGCAGCTGGAACAACCAACGGATAATCTGCATCATTATTTGTCCAGGTTCCATCAAACCATGCTCTTCCTGATCCAACAATAATATTCATTCCACCGAGAGTTGAATTTGGGATTACCATTAATTGGTCACCAATGCCCATAAACACACCATCATTTATTACGCCATTTAGCATTGCACTAAAATGTTCGGCATTATATAGACGATCCTGGTTTAATGAATTATAAAATCCATAAGTTAAAGCCATATTATCTCCTTCTACTGTTCGTCATTATAACGAACGATATTTTATTCACCTATTCAATAACAAAAGTAGGATATATTTTTGTTCCTTGTTCGTTCGTTGATCTTATAATTTCCGTAATTCGAGCACTATACTCAGTTCCTCGGCCATCTTCTAGTTGAACAATATCACCTAAGAAGAAGTCGCGTCCATAAATATATTGAGAATCTGTATCAATATCTGCTTCTAATGTATTAATTGGTGTAAGTTTGTCTAATTCTTCATAACCCTTACCTTCCAAATATGCTAAATAGTCACCAGATGGAATCGGTGTTCCCGTCTCATCATCTAAGGGTATATCACTACCATCAATATAGACTTCTTTCCTATCTAAATCAGTATCCGTTCCAATAACAGCAACTGGAACTGTAAATTCATCTCCCGCACCATATACATAGGCAACAGACTTATGATTTGTGTAATCTTCTATCGAATTAGCCGATACGAGATTTTCAAATTCTCGTGAAAATATAACAAAAGGATAATCCTGTTGTGTATAATCTCGCCGAGTTCCATGATAAAAAGAGAATATAAATTTAATAGATGGAATGGTTATTAACTCTTCATTTAACTCTATCTTAAACCCATAACCTCTTGGTCTGCAAAGATCAACAAGCACATCATAAACAGTTTCATTTTTTTCAACCACTTTATAAATTGGATTCATGGACCAGGAAGATGTTCCTTCTGCAAGAGTAAAGCCATTTATTGTTCGATTGGTATCAACCGGACTAATTATATTATCATAAAACATACTATCGACAAGAGGACTAAAAAACCCAATTGTTGGCGGAAAACCCAGGGCAAGTCTCCTTAATAATATTGATTCAAGAGATCGTCCTTTTACGGTTAAAATATATCCAAGATCTTTATCAAATTCCACATCGCGATTCTCTACAATCATTGCTTTTTTTGAATCATTTAATCTTACAAATCGATTCGGACTCATTAAAGAATGGAGAGTCGAATTATATGGTGCATAAAATTCAAAGTCTCCGAATCCATTAAATCGCTCAATCCATAACAAAGAAGTAAAACTATCAACTATTCCAACTTGTTTAAGGTTGCTATCTATTACAGTTAGTTCCTCCATAGTTATAATCCTTCATACAGGGTTGGATTTTCAATTCTTACTTGTAGATTGTTTTCACCAGAAGAAGCATAATATCCAATAAGATTATCGCCAGTTCGTAACATTAACCATTTCGAATCGATGGCCCTCATATTAAGCATATTATAATACACACCATTTCTTAGAAACTTGACATATTTATCTCCTCTAATAGAAGAAACAATTAGTTCATCTCCAAGCGTTAAACCTTGAGGATCCCATTCGGTTGTATATAATAAATCGGTAATAAGGGAAAACGTTTCTCCAGTTAATTCATTAAATAGAACAATATTTTCCGCTGCACCTAAAGCATAAATACGAATAATCATTCCTGTATCGGCTTCGCCATAATATGGAACGTTAATTATAGTATTGTTTAAAATTTGAGAAATTTCTATTAAATTTTGAGATAGGGATTCATTTGAAAATGGAAATTCAAAGAGAGGATCTATACCACTTAATGAGGTATAGGTTAGTGCCGATGAATAAAAATATGGATCTGGACACACGATTGAAATCTGAGTTGCAACCCGTGGACTAAAAATGTTTACTGCATTTGATTCAACATAACCGTATGTGGTTGCCTGTCTTGTTTCGGTTATGAACTCGAGTGATACTCTTTTTTTGATTGGAAAATATTTGTATGTTAATAAACGCGCCTCCTCTGGACTATATTTGTCTCCAAACACAAATGTAAATACAATATTTCTATTAGAAACCCGGGAAGTATTATAAACAGAACCGTCCTGTGCGGCTAATTCCGTTGTTACAACACTAGCCTTTGGAGGTTCTAATCCCGAAATATGTGCAAGGAGGAACCCGGATTTCTCCGGGAACCTCAATTCTACTGTTAGGACTTCGCCTAAATGGTTAGTTATTTTAACTGAATTTATCATTAAGGGGTTACCAATCCTTTCAGCATAGCTAGTTGATTTTTTGTTTGTCTGTAAATTTCAAGTTGTGATAAAGCCTTAGGAGAATAATTATTCTGAACAAACTGAACACTTTGTCCTAAGGGTTGGTTATCTTGAGTAGTAGCTGTCTGAACTATTGCGTTTTGTTGTAAATCACTCAATGATTGAGTGTTTGCTAAATTATAAGCAGTAGTACTATTCAATAAACCATTTATCATCTCTGCATCGTTTTTAATATTACTTAGATCCATGACTGGGGTTATAACCGGGTTAAGTTGAATTTCGCTATTAAGAACGTCGGATATACCACTTAGTGTTGATTTGATTCCTTCAACGGCAGAGGTTCCGACTCCTTTAGCAGCAGAAATGACCTTTCCAGATAAACTTACCAAACCATTTATTAAACCTTTATCTGCATACTGACCACTAGCGTATGTTTCCTTTGATGGAGACTCAACGCCCATTGCTTCATTTATAGCATCGATAATTCCTCGACCCAAATCCTTTGCCGCTGAAAGAACATTTGCAATACCATTCGTAATTCCGTTGATTAAACCCTGGATCACATAACCAGCAATAGTTTCTCCTTCTTCGATTTTCAAATATTCTTTAATTCCATCCAAGAAAGCAGTTGCTAAATTTTCACACGCCTCTAATATTAATGGAGTGTTAGTTTCAATAGCAGTCGCTAATCCATTAATAAAGTCAATAATCACTTGAAAAGCGGTGTTTGTAATCTCAATAGTTGCATCCCCTATTCCTTCAAGAAAAGCGGTAATGATATCCACACCAGATTGAATAATTTCTGGGATTTTAGCTGCAATTCCATCCATAAAATTAATAAGAATATCGGCAGCAATCTCAATAACTTGTTGGATATTATCTGCGATTCCTTGTAAGAATGCTAATAATAAATCGAAACCAGCTTGAATAAAATCTGGTAATCGTTCGGTTATTGCCGTCAATAGTGTTGTAAGGAGATTAAGAATCGTTTCAACGATCAACGGAATGGCCGTTCCTATTGTTCTTAATACTGTTGTTAAAATGGTTAGTACTGCCTGTCCAATTAATGGAGCATTATTAATGATAATTTTAAGAAATGCCATAAACCCATTACCAATTTGTGTTACTGCAAATGGAATAAGTTTTAAGAATTCCTTAATACCAAATATCATTACTGCAATTGCTCCAGCGCCACCGGCAGCAACGAGTGCTAGGCCAGTTCCAAATAACATTAAGCCAGCACCAGCAGCTAGAGTTGCTAATCCAATTAAGAATATAGAGACGGCTAAAGCAGCAATAACTGGGACCACAGGCGCTAAAACCATACCAGCAATACCAAGAATAGCAAATATCCCAGCAATTGCAAGTAATCCTTTTCCTATAACTTCAAGTGGTAAACTACCAAGCATTAGTAAGGATGGGACAAATATAGCTAGGGCAGCTGCGATAAGAATCATTGCGGCAGCCCCAAATAAAACTTGAGGATTTGCAATTGCAATCATACCAATAGCTAAAAGAGCCATCATGGCACCAAGTGCTCCAATACTTTTTGTTAAATCATCCACCGACATTGTTGCAAGAATTGCTACTACTCCAGTAAGTTCTAGTAATGCGATTGCAATAATACCCATAGCTAAACCAGCGGCTGCAATCCCAAGAGCGTTAGTTCCCATTTGACCCATTACAACCGAGAATATAAGCATTTCAGCCATAAGGACTGATATTGCCGTTATTCCTTGTTGGAGTTCCTCTGGTTTCATGGTAGCAAATATCTTTGCAGCTCCAGCCATTAAAATTACAGCAAGGGCCAATCCCATCATTCCAGTTGCAGCTCCGGTAATATTTCCGCCACCTTTGCTTAGAAGCATCATTGATGCTATTAATTCAGCAATTACTACGCTCATGGCCAGGATACTATTTGGATCCACACCATCTAGTTGCTTTAGAGCAAGTGCTAAAATCAATACAGCGCTTGCTAATATTAACATATTACCAGCCGCTTTAAAGCCACCTCCACCAGATTTATCCAAAACAACCATTGAGGCGCCCAGGTTTGCAAATAATACAGTTATGGCCGCACTAGCCGATAAAAGTTTATCGCTTGGTAATAAAGTCAATACTAATAATGCCAAAGCTAATATACCAATTGCTATGGCAATGGTTTGAAGTTTTTGAGCATTGAGAGTCTCTTGATAGGTTTCTAAGGTACCTTTGAGACCATCAAATATACCACTAATATTTTCAATAGCACCTCCTACACCATCACCAATTCCTGCCATACTTTTAAAGAAATCCAGAATTCCATACCCAGCCCCACCAACCGCAAAACCAGTTGCAATTTTAAGAAAGCCAGATAGGCCCTCGGTTTTCCATGTATCAGCAAAGAAAGTTTTAATTTTGTCAAAGACGCCTTTTAGGAATTCCCATATAGGAGATAATTTATCACCGACATAAGTAAAAAACGTTTTTAAACTATCATGTAACTTATCCAAACCCTCCGTACTGACACCCTTCATAGATCCAAGTTTATCACTAAATCCCTGAAAGAAATTGCCAACCTTTTCAAATTTAGGAAGATTAATTGACCAGTCCTGAAACTTAGTAAAAATATTCTTTAAGCTTTCAGTAAAGAATTTTGAATCTTTCAAAGCTTTCATACCATCTTTAATCTTAGTAGCAATTAGTACAATAGTATCTGCTATAGCTTTCGCAATGGCAACAAATGTCCCAGCTTTTTTGGCTGATTCATTCAACTTAATAAACCAATCTCCAAGTCGGGCAAAGAAACTTAAAATATCGCCACCCTCTTTTTTGGGAATCATCGCAAAGACCTGCTTTATACCATCCACAAGACCTTTTATAACACCACTAATAACATTCCAACCCAACTGCAATGCCGAGAAAACGCCTTTAAATATGGTTTTAATTTTATTAATTTGATCTTCTGTAAGAACTAATGAATTTAAAAACTCCCTAATACTTTGTGCTAATAAGACCAATTCAAATTTTGTTTTTGGGGGAAATATCTCTTTAAATGCACCTGTAACGGTTTGTAAAATTTCCCATAGACTCTTTATTGGTGTGTCTATATTATATAAAACAGCTTTAAAGACTCCAGCAGAACTCCAAAGTTCTACCATTTCGTTTCTAGCATCAGAGGTTTTCCCTACAATATCCCCTATTATACCCGAAATATTAGACCAAAGCTCCGTGGCCTCTTTAAAGTCTCCAAAAATATGTTCGAATGTCATTGCCCAACCAGAACCAAGAGCTTCTTTCGTTGTATCCATTAACTGACTGAAAGTTCGAACTTTCGTCGCAGCTTCAGTTGCCTTTGCACCGATTTCAGTTGTTTCATCCGCATATTTTGCTAATGTTGTAGTTAATACTTCGGTTGTCATCCATTGCTCTTGCAAGGATTCATTAAAGTATTTAGTAGCGCTAATTGGTTCATCCATTCCATTGCCACTAAGAACTTTATAAAGTCCATCTGTAGTCTTTTCTAGAGTTCCTGCTGCAACAGCTGCTTCTAACAACTCGGTTTTGAAATCGACGGTTGCCATATTTGCTGTTTCAATGGATTTCCAATCAATTAACTTAACATAACCAGCAGATAATGCTTGGGCAAAATTATACATTGCTCTTGATGCATCCCACGAACTGGCACCAGCTAAAGCAGCGGCATTACTTATACCTTGAATAGAAGCAACGGCTAAATCGAGATTAACTCCGGCATTTGTAAACTTACCAATATTAGAGGTCATATCCGAAAAGCTGTATATAGTTTTATCGGCATAATTATTTAACTCTTCCAGTTTTTGATTAACCTGATCCAAGGTAACTGGTAACCCCTCGGCTGTTCTACCGGAAGCTAGCATTGTTTTAATTGAATTAATCTTTAACTCATATTCTCCAAAACCAGCTGTAATTTGATCTAGCGTCAAAGACTTCAATAATTGTTGGCCTGCAACTACTGCTTGATTACCGATTTTCATTAATGCCCCAGTAGCGATCGCTCCTAAGACTGAAAACTTCCCCATAACTCCACCGGCAATTCCACCAAGCTGATTCATGCCTCCACCATCGGTTTTATTTAAAGCATCATTAAACTTTTTTAAAGAATCTTCAGATCTAGCGATATTTTTTTCAAATCCAGAATTTTCAAAATCCAGTTGTGCAACACGTCTGTCAATCGTTTTACTCATAAGTTTGCAACCTCCCGTAAGCAATCATCTGCAATTTTGTCAAATATAGGTCGCAATGCAGGATTGATATAATCTATTCCTTGAACATATCCACCCGTTCCGGTTCCGTGACCATATTGGATTAATATAGCTAATGGAATACCATTACCAACAATGTGATCGTTTGTAAATATAAGTTTTGTGCCATCTATTTCATATCCCCATTGACTCGCGGTTTCACCGGTTCTTATTGGAGTTGCTTGTTGAAGTGCCATAACACCGATTTGACCATACTTTTCAAATATAGCCCGTATTCTAGATGGTAATTTAATTTTAGTATCATTAAAGAATTTAAATGTGGGCTGAAACTGGCCTTTATGAGTAATCCGTATCATAGCACCTCCTTTCTTTTAGTCAGGGCATTGTTTTTCAAGATATTCAAGATATAGCCGTTCAAATTCCTCTTCGGAAACTATTCTCCAACGTGTTTTCTTTTCCCACCAAACGGCCTCTTCTCCATTTCCACCTAATCGTTTATACGTTTCATGAAGAGCGGTTTGGACCCTAAATTCATCATCAGTACAGGCCCCGATATCACGATGTTCTTTAAAACACATATAAAGTTCATTACGAATTATACCCTTTAAGGCCTCGGCCATTAAAGCTTGGGAGTTACTTGACTCCTGTAATTGACGATTAATTTCCTCAATCTTTTTCGGAAGCTTACGAACTTCATCCATTGAGTCATCAGCTCTTTTTGCATCCTTAATAATTTTTCCAATTTTTTCAAAGAGCGTAAGGATTGTTATAATCCCAGCCGCCGCCGTTACAATAATTTGCCAAGGTTCCATGTCATTCTAGTGTTCCCTTCTTGTAAAATTAAGAATCACCCATCTCGTATCGGAGACTCTTCCCCAAGTAATTTTGCCTCTTTGTTCGGTTTCAAAAACAGTAAAAATTTCCCCAATCCTTGTTGGCCATTCCATTGGATAATTTCTCCCAGGTCCGGAATGAGATGGAACACTAGCAGTTGCTATAACATTATATGGTATAAACTCTGATAATTTTTCATTTTGGTTCCCTTTGGAATCGGTTTCATCTACCTCTTCATTGGTAAATATCTCTTCCGATTCGTCCACAAGAGCTGGTGGTTTAAAAAGCGACTTTATAAAATCTTCTCGATTTTTAGTCGGCCTGTTTGAGTCTTTATTCAAATTTTGATCTAAATCTTCGTTGTTCACGGCATCATCCTTTCGTTTGTAATTGGTTTCGACGAGCAGCATTTAATGCTCTATTCTGTGCAAGAATTTCATTTCTAGACATTTTCTTTTGAGGGCTATTTTTAATACTGCAAACTCGAATAAGGGTCAAAAGACGATTAAGATGCCACTTTTGACATTCAAATGGAATATTAAGGGCAATCATCCAATAATAAATTAATTCGGAGGTTATTACTTCGCGTTGTCGTCCTGTTTGTTGTGTTTTACCAAATGTGGTTGCTGTCATTGGAGCATCAATGTATTCATTAATGGTTGTTAATTGATCATCCGTTATAATATCCTCAATTTTTTCCGGAACGTTTCGAGAAATGATCATACATTTAACATAATCACGAATTTGTTCATTGGTCTTCTTTTCTTTAGCTAAAAATGGTTTGCACCATTTGGCTTCCCATTTAGATAGCGAGATAAGAGAATGTTCTAATTCAATCTGCCTACCTGGCACGTCAACAAACTTAGAGGTTGATTCATCAAAATACTCTTTTTCGGATGTAGTTATAATTAACATTTCTTATCTCGCTTATCTGCTAATGAAAAGAATCTATCCTATCGATCCAACAACCGTTGAATAAATTTAAGCATATCATCTTGGTTCGTAAGCATTTGCTCAACAAAAGCATCATATGCGGCCGATTGTTTAAACCGTACTAAAACTTCTGAAGATTTATTAAATGCGGATCCATCCTCACTACGTTCACCATAAGAAAGGTCAATAAGTTTATCTAATAGCCGACCAACCATTCTGGCACTTTCCGCGACAAGTTGTGTCTTTGGATTAAATGGATCTTTTTCATCAAATTCACTTCCGGTTTGTTCTAATAACAATCCGCGTTCTTTCAGTTGTTCTCCGAGCCTCATAATCTCACTATATGAATCATCAGAAGCGGTTAAGATATTGGCCTTTGAGACATGAAAATATAGATCTTTTGTACGTTCAACGCCATTGAAGTCGGTAAATTTAATTGTTTGTTTTAACATACTTTAATTTCTCCTTTTTAGATTAAAATATAGGCCCCAAAGGATTAGTTTGGGGCCATTGTATTACCAGTTAAACTGCTAAACAGCGGTTAACAAAGTAATAATTTCATCTGGTAATGGTAAGTTCGGCTCAGTTGTAGTATCACCAAACAATTCTTTTTCAAGCAAAGCCAATTTTGCGGCATTTGCTTTTGTACTATCAATAACTAATGTTGCTGTAGGTTTGTGGCCCGTCACAGGAACAGGGGTTGTTGAAAGTTCCCAACTGAAAGTAATGGCTTCTGGGGTTTCATTAATAGTGCTGTACGCTTTCTCTGAGGGAGAAGCCTGAGCACCATAAATAATGTGAATCTTATAACCAAGATCGTTACCTTCAACATCATTACCAAGAACCGTTACATAAACCAAACCAAATTTGGTTCTTGATTGTTGACCAATAAATGCACCAACTACAGCTTCAACAGATCCGTCACATGCTGCAAATTCATCTGGATAAGTGAAAGCTTCAATAGTTGCAGCAAATTCTTCTGCGCCAACAAGCGATAAATACTTAATATTATCCGCATAAAATGGAGTAGCCTCCGCTCCTGAGGGTGATTCTGAAACGGCTGTTAAACCATTCCAGGCAACCCCAAGAGGATATGCGCCCAAAGCGTCCATAGGATATAGAACGCCCTTACTAACACCGGTTTCGTAAAAACGTTCACCGATTGCATCCCAAACTAATGCTACCATAATAATTAACTCCTTTAGTAGTATAAAATGAATGTAAAATGATGTAGATTATCAGCAACAAAATGCCTATCAAAACTGCAATACTCGAGATTCATTAAAGAATTTGGAATCTCGGATTCTGGATTTTTATCTATAATGGTCACAGTATAACGGGTTTTGTTCTTATACTTAATAGAATCAGCATATGATGTATTAATTGTATCCAAAAAATATGTTATGCATGGATAGGTCATCTTTATCGATGCTGGGGGTTGAAAGTAAACATAACTACTACCTAACAATATTACTAAAATATCATGTAATGCGCGTCGTTTCGTTGAACCAAACTCATCCATTATAGACCTCGCCCAATTTTAAAATCAAGCGCGGACGTGCAATTTCAATAGTTGATACTTTCCATTTAACGCCCTGCCATATCACATATTTAATTGTTTCAAGATTTGCATACGCAAATATATCGCCAATTATACTTATTTGATTTGCTATTACAAGATTATCATTTAGATTATCAGTTGCTTCCCAGCGTCTCGAGTTTTGTAAAATATCGCCACGATATATGCGTTCTACAACATCATCTTCAAATACTCCCGGAGATACCTGTTTTGAAGTAACATAACCAACTTTACCATAAAATTTTGCCATAATATCTCCAGTCATAAAAGAGGGGTCAGTTTCCTAACCCCTCAAAATATCAATTAGCCAGATTAAACGGATGTATCTTCAGTCCAAATAACCAAAGCTGAATGTGGAACAGTTAATGCACCAGAGATACGAGTTTCGATTAAGTATTTATATTGATTGTAATCGATATCGAAATCATCCATCATTGTTAATGCACCACCTTTATCGGCACCCAGGGAATAATCAGCCATGTTAACAACCACACCAGCTAACCAACTTTTAGCAAAGACAGCAGTACTTGGGTTCGGGAAAGCATCCATGGTTGGAACTTCAACAACTTCTTTTACACGCAAAGCAGCTGCTAAATCGCTTTCGTTCTGGTATAAGCGACGACCGGTTGTATCCTTGAGTAACAACATATTGCTCAGAATATCAGGAGTTGTGAAGAATGTGGGGGTACCACTACCCTGGTAATCTTTACGACCCATAACGATTGCATCAATCAATTCGGCGGTTGTTGGTGCTGTATTAGCACCAGTTGCTTCAACATTTACAGGAACTGCATATAAGGCAGCGTCCAGAGCAATTGGGCGAATTTTGGTTTCGATAATTTTATCATCGCTTGCAACAGAGCGGCCATCGGAATGTAACATTGCACGAGCAATTTCCTCTTCCAACATAACACGCATTTCATTGCGTAACCAAACAATTACATCAAAATCGGTAATATCGATCAAGTCATCGCGATCAATTTTCTGTTTCTTGTAGACGGTTTGCGGATCGGTTGTGCGTTTGAGAATAGCGATAACTTCTTCAGCTTTCTCATTTCCTTTAACATAACCCATTGCCCGAGCGGTTTCCGGTGTCAAATCTGCAACAAGAGTCTTAATTTTGGAAAAGGGAACGTGTTTGGCAGCCCCAAAGATCTTGCCTACCCACTCCATTCGTCGTGAAAGGAATTGTGGGGTTGGAGAAGTTCCACGATAACCATCGGGGAACAAATATCCAATATCAGTAATTGAATGTTGTAAAGCTTTGTCTTCCTCATTGCCCTCATAAGCCATATAGGCATCCTGAATTGAATCAAAGCCATGGGCCAGGAACGCATTTTTCAGGCTAGCCTGTGAGCGCTGAGCATCGGCCAGGATCTCGCGCAGTTCGTCACGTGTTAATTTGTGCATAAGATTTTCTCCTTCAGTAACAGATTTGTCAAAAACGTTTTTTTTCATATCAGAATCTCCTTCAATAGATGTTTGTTTAACTTCGGTTGTTTCCTCTTCTTCGTCTTCGTTTTGAAGTTCGGAAGCTTGTTTCATCGCTTCAGCAATCATAGCATAAACAACTATTTTTTGCTGGTCATTAAATGTGTCAAAAATTTCTGCAACGGTTGGATCATCGGCCGCATCCTTTTCCTCAGAATCGGTTTTATTCTCAGCATGATAAATCTCCAACTCATCTTGGGATGAAATAATTGCTTCGGTTTCGTCTTCAACGATCGATCCATCACCATGTTGAAATGCGATATTATCAATATATGCTCCAGCATTTGCGCCAGCAATGACAAGACTCACTTCTCTAATGACACCATGCACGACATTCTTTGCCTTTTCAACAAGTGAATTGGCGTAGATTGATAGCGCTTTGATGTCTCCATGTTTAATGGCTTCTTTAGCATCTTGTGCTGCGGGAGACTCATTAAATGAACAATATGCATATACGCCATCTTTACGATTTTCAAGCACTGCATGTCCAAGAATATTACTTGGCTCATTGTGCAAATGTTGCCAAACTAATGGAACAGTCTGGCCATCGTTATCTTGAAACGCATCTGGAAGAATGGTCCGTCCATCGGTGCATTTCAAGCCGACTCTAGTTGCGTAACCACTAAAGTCATATGAACCTTTTTTAGCCATAATTTTTATAACTCCTTCTATTTTGAATTTTCATCTAGGTCTTCACCATCCTCCTCGGCAATGTCTTCTGTCGGCGTTTCCAATTGAGGATTTGCCTGGTAATTTGGTTGATCTTGCTGCGGCATGTTCTTGTTACGCAACTCATCCGCTTGAGGAGCAGTGGATGGTTTTAGTCCAAGAACAGATCGAACTTCATTAGATGTTAATATTTCATTACGTGTAAATCCATCAGCCATATCAGCTAATTCATTTGCTGGAATCAAACGCAGAACATCTTTGAATCCCATTATTCTTTGCCCTTGAGTTCGTGCTGTTTTTGTCAGGAACTTTCTACGCATTTCATCGGTAACACTTGTTACCAGGGGTTCAATAGTTCGATTATAATAATTCATCATCTTAGATTCGCTTGCTGTTCCATCAAACACATCTGCCGAAATCCCAAGTTGACTATACAGCAGATTAGTTAAATAAGTTATCTGCTCAAGCAAATTGTTTTCGGAAGGTCTGTTTAATTGTGTAATTCGTTCTGTACCATCAGTGTAAGCAATTCCGTACTTACTTCCACTTAACTGACGCTCAATAGCTAACCGACGTTCTTCGGCTTGCTTTTGCCTTGCTTCGGTTTTAATAACGTATGGTAATTGAATAATTAAATCAAGTTTTCCACTCCCACTCTGCTCATCAACAGCATCTAGTAAAATTAATTTACGAATTAATCGACGAAGAGTACCATTTGGTTCATTCATAACTGCATAATGTGGATTTTCAATAATACCAACAATAGCTTTAGGTAGTGTTATTTCTTCTCTGATTCCTTTATTATCATTGTATGCTTCAATCCGAACGTGGTTTGGATACCAAGCCATGACCTTTCCAGTTCGTAAAGATAAAATATCAAAGCCACCGGTCGAGATTGGAGAGATTGTTGTATCCGTTGGAATAATCGCAACTGAGCCTTCATCAAACATACTCAAAATAACATCTTGCAAAAATGATCGATGGGTCTGGTCTTTATTTGCTTCAATAGTTAAACAATTATTTAAGCCGGTATTCAACGTCTCTAAATAACGATTCTGATCGTCAACTCGAACATGAGCCAAATCATACGAAGCAACATCTAAAGCGATACGATTATAAATGGCTGTTAATATGGTCTTTTCGTTGCCTCCAGAAAAGCGAGGAGTTGATGGACCAACGGATGAATAATATCCAAGATCCCGATATGTATACTCTTCATCAGAGACCCCGCGAAATGCATTCCATGCCTTCCGCATTCTATAACTAATTGGTTGGGCCATAGATTAGCCTCCTTTTCTGATTACTTTTTCATATATGTATCCTACTTTCTTGTTAATTCGTATTGCAAATATTAGAATCATCATATCACCCAATAATTGTCTTCGGAACTTTAACAAGTGTTGTAGCAATGGCATCGAGAATATCACCAGGATTAGTCTTCATTGCCGCTTTAGCTAACTTGGCCCCAATTATACCAGCCATTGAACCGAGAGCAATTCCGCCATATTTACTCATAAAATTTTTAGTTGCTTTTATACCTGGAGTAATATCGTCTTCTTGAAGATCTTTAAACCGCTTTTCTTTCTGTAAGCGATTAATTCGTTTATCAAGTTCCTCATCAGAAAGACTTCGACGATTTTTTAATGCAGATTTCCGATCCTTTTTAATATTCGAACCACCCGATTCACCTTTACGAATACCCCATTTCATGCCGATCACTCCATAATGCATTAACTCTCCGTTTACATCCGTTGGAATCATTAGTTGAATAATATGTCCCAAATCGTTATGAATAACTTTAAGTAAAATGCGGTCATCTTGATTTTCTGCATGTTCAACTTCTGGCTGTGTACGCTCAACATAAAATGTAGGAAATGAATTAACATCTGGTAGAGTCCATGTAATTTTTACATCGGGATCTACTTGGGAACCCAATAACCGATCACTATGTTTTTGTAATGATTTAGTTACGGCATCTGCACAAGCCTGATAATATTCCTTTACCATTTTGGGGTCTGGATCATTTCTTAAATCAAATTTATCTCCATACTTTTTAGTAAAGTCTTGATTAATCTTCGAATAGAAATCAGCAGATTCATCGGCCATTGCATTATAGACATCTAAATATTTTTTATTAGCTAAAGACAAAGCTTTTTTTCCAGCCTTTTCAATTCTTTTATTGGCCTCTCTTTGTTGGGCTTCGGAATCATCTTTACGAACACCCCATTTCATGCCAAGTACGCCAAAATGGGCTAATACTGACTCTTCATCATCAGAATGAATAAGTGAATTAACTTGACGAAGATCTGTACTGCCTTTCATACTATTACCCATGTTTACCTCCTTTCTTTAAATATACTACACTGTTCTGTAATTTAAAAATACGATTGAATGTATTTTCCATTATACCTCCTATTCAAATGCTTCTTTGTTTAATTTATATGCAACATAAGCATCTAGAAGGGCGGCAACAGAATCAATCTTTTCCGCATGCCTTTTCTTTAACAGCTTTCTATTGCCATTAGTATCTTCCATTGTAACACAATTGCCCATCGTAAATGAAAATAGTTCTTGATCGAATATTAACATCCTTTCTTCACTAAGCTTTTTAAGTTCACCAAGAGGAACCGATTCTGTCTTTGCACCTTGAATTACCTTTTCAATACCGAAAGGTCCATTTTCTCGTTCCCATCGTTCAACAAATTCTCGAGCATTATATGGATCAAACCCAAATGCTCTTACATCATACTGTTGATCAATAATAAACTTATCAAGATCCTCATATACATCCATCATATCCAAAACAGCTCCCTCTAAAACCATTAGTGATGCCTCTTCAATAAATTCATCATACTTGGCTCTCATTGCTCCTGGTAACTTCATTAAGGTTAAACTTGAGATATAACATCTGGTTTTTATACCATACTCTCCTCTAGAGAGAGGAAATAAAAATGTAAAAGCACAGAAATCATCACCTTGTGAAAGATCTCCACCAAGGGCACAGGGAAGTTGCCAAAAATTTCGACGACGATGTGGTAAGGTTTCTTCATAAGTAAAGAAGTATGTATAACCTTCCATTGGAATACCAAAGCGCTTTGCGAGAATATCATTCCGCGTTGCAGGAGCTTTTTCAGCTCGTTCCACATCTAGTTGATATGTCTCATACGTTACAGTTCGGCCAAGATTCGGATTGGCCTTCGGCCACATCCGTGGATCTTCAACTTCTTTGATATCATCTAGTCTATAATACCAAATGGAAACATGTGGATTAATGTACTCACCTTTTAAAATGTCCAACAGTTCCATTTTGATTGTATCCCCGCTGCTATTTCTAACAGTCCCTTCAGAACTAACAGCAACAATTA